CTCATAGCTGACGTCAAGCAAGCGACACCCGTGTGCTAAATCACAACGCTGTGCCACTTGCTGCATCTGTTTTCTGCGCATTTCATATTTCTCTTTCCCATGCGCAAACCATTCCCGCAATGCACCATCCATATTTTGCATTGCTTGCTCCTCCTTGCTCAGAGCATTGGAATGGAGCACTGAATGCAGACTCTTGAAAATTGAGTCCTCATCCAGTGCTCCCATGAAAACACCCAATTCCTCATTAAACACACTAGCTCTCTTGAGGAAGTCAGCATCTGCATCACGCATATACGCTGTTGGGGTGGATGTTTTGTCTGGCATAGTGAATTTCATGTCACGCTCTTCCAAAAACGCGGCTAAAGACAAATGATTGAATTCAGGATGATCCTCTCGGACCGAACTCTTAGCATCGTCTCCATATGTTGCAAGTGCACACACCTCGGCAAAAGGAAGGATGTTCTTCCTCTCCCGATAAATGTGATAATACGCACACCTGAACAACAATGAATTCACAATGGAGTTGACATATACAGTCAGGTTCTGTCCCGAAGGATTCGACCCGAAATGTTGTATCAAATCTCCATTATATGCCATCAACGGGTAGCATACATCAGTGGCGATACCCGTCATGATATCCAATGATTCTTCATCATACCCACAGTGTCGAGCAATGTCAATCATGATGCGAAATGCGGCAAACATGAGTTGAGCAGGCATACGCAAATCGTACTTGCTGTAATCACCAGCTAATATACGATCCTCACCATGCTGTCGAATGTATCTGCTCAATTGATCCCATTCCGGACCTTGAGCATTGATACCAACGGCACACTCAGACACCAACGGAAAAACCGAAAATGTTCGAGCAACTGGTAAGAAATACCTGCGAATCAACAATTGCAAGGCAATCGGAGCACACTGGAATATCCTCACTTTTTCCTTCGTCACTGGTGTGGGCTCATCCTTTTTGCTGGCTTTAAAGATGGCATACGCCCGCTCCCCGCGAGTGTAGCATTCTTCCATCTCATAAGCCGCATCCCAAAACTGTTGATCGAGTTCACGGGGACAAGCGTGTGACGGGTAATCAGCGGGATCCAAATCGACGATATATTGCGACTTAGGACCCTTCAAAGGATATCCAACAGCAGTGGAGACGGGCATCGCATCAATGAATCGCAATCCATCGATACCACACACTGTTTCCATCTCCGTCAGGGGGCGCACGTGTTTCTTCACATTGGGAAATTCATCCAACTTGGACACCATTCCTTGCAAATAATCCTTGCTGGCTGCCACCAGCAAAGACCCCTCCACACCACTGGATGGTAATGTGGAATATTGCAAAGAAGCCTGCCAATCCCGCGTAGCACGGAACTTGGGTCCAGCCCATTGCTGCGGAACGCCACAGACATCGGCTACTGTTTTCGAAATAACCGTGTCTTCGACAGACGTCCTGTATGTAGCTCTTCCTTGAACGCTACCATACAGCTTGCAGTTTGATCCGACCGGCAGATACCGAGTAGGACTCTTGGTATGAATCTCATCAGACTCAAAAAACTGCACGTCATACTGTTCCGTGGGTATGGTTCCCGAACTCTTGGCTACAACCACACTCTCACTTTGACTCAATTGGTCAAAGGCCTTATCAAGTGCTGATTTGTCCAAGTACCCGGAACATCCCAAACAATGTCCAGTTCGACCTCCAAGATGGAAACCACCAATGAGGGGCGTTGCTGTCTGCGTTACCAATGTTGCCATACACAACCCTTGGTACGTGGGGAAAGACGTTTTGTACATTGCTCCAAAGAAAGTGGCCACTGCTGTACTCTGAGGACCTGGTTCCATTCTTACCTTGTCAGTTCGAATAGACCCTTGCTGCTCTTTGTAAACAAGCG